TTTTGTAGGCTCTAAGGAGGTAGACTAATGGCTAACCCAAACGTAACTATCGATAGACAAAAATACGTTGGTGGTAGTGATTTACCAAGTATTTTAGGACTTAATGCTAAATATGGTACAAGCGTATTTGAGTTTGCTAAACAAAAAGCGGGTATTATACCTAACTTATTTAAAGGTAATCAATTCACTAAATACGGTCAAGTAATGGAGCCAGTAATTAGAGACTATATTAACGCTAAATACCAAGTTAATTATTTAGAAGATACTATTATTGATAGTGATAGAGGATATCGTGGAAATACCGACGGTATTGATAGAAATGTAGATATACCAATATTAGAGATTAAGACTTTTGGGGAGGAGCTTGATATAGACTACTATACACCCCAATGTCAATTTTATATGGAAACATTTAACCAAGACGCTTGTTTATTAGTAGGTTATAAAAGACCGGCTGACTTTTATACTGGCGTAGATTATGAGCTAGAAAATGACGACAGCCACTTTAATTTAGAGTTTGACGAAAATAATATTGTTACTCACACAATTTATAGAGACCCCAAGCTATGGGCTAAAATTGAGGAACGTATTATCGCATTTAAAAAAGCCGTTGAAAAACTAAGAAAAAATCACGATATGACTGAGGCTGAATTTAATAAAATATTTTATGGTACTGATTTAATTAAAATGTCTAATAAAATGGCTAAATTAGAAACAAAGCTATTAAAATACAAAGAAATTGAAAAAGAACACAAAAAAGTCAAAGAGGACTTATATAACCTATTTGAGGATAAAGGTATTTTATCGTTTGATACTGGCACTATGAAAATTACAAAAGTAGCTCCTACTAGTTACGAGACAGTAAGCATAGATACAGCTAAACTTAAAGAAGAAAACGAGAAAATCTATAACAAGTACAAAGTTACAAAAACTACAAATAAAAAAGGTTATATTTTAATAACAACTAAAAAGGAGGATAAATAGTTATGGATAGTTTGTTAGAAAAAATGTTAGTAATGGAAATTACTAAAAATTATTGTGAAGATAAAGAAACAATACAAGATGTAATAAAAAATTTAAAAAAATATACTAATGAAATGGATAAAAGCGAAGATTATGAGACTTGTATAGGTAAAGTAATTGGTCGTATTAGCACTTTATCAAACCTATTGGCTATGAAAAAATTAAAAGATAATAGAGAGGATATGCTTACTCTTATCTCACTATTAGAAAGTGAAATTGAAAATCTAAAATATATTGCTAAGGAGGTGGCTTAATAATGGCTTTATTACCTTTAAATAAACCAAAAGATAAAGATATTACACCTAAGGTATTCTTTATATGGGGGGCTAGTATGAGCGGAAAAACTTACTTGGCTCGACAATTTCCAAACCCACTTATAATAAATACTGACGGCAACGCCAAAAAGGTGGATACACCAAGTGTTGAGGTTTACGACTTTGAAACTTTTGTAAAAGTCTTACAAGAAATCGAGGAGGGTAAACACGAATTTAAAACAATTATTATCGACCTAGTAGACGATATTAAGACAATGTTACAAAACTACGTATGTAAAAAATACAACGTGGACGACGAGGGCGAGGTACCATACGGTAAAGGCTATCGTGAGGTAAAAATGGTATGGCAAAAGTTAATGGTTAGATTAAATCAATTACCATACAACGTAATTTTTATATCACATATAGTGGAAATTAGCGAAGATAATCAAACTATTGAAAGACCAAGTCTTGAGCAAAAATACTACAATATGTGTATGGGACGCTGTGATATGTCTATTAAATGTAGAAAAGTAGGACAAACTTACTTACAACTATGCGACAGTAAGCGTGATAACTACAATGAGGCTGATGTAAAAGATAAGGTTGTATTAGAAATATTGAAAGGTGTTAAAGGTGTATTTCCAGTACTGGTTAAAGACCCAAATGCCGGAGAGGTTAAAATACCAAAAGTTGAGCCTAAAGCTATTAAGCCTTTAAAAAAGGTTGAGGAGGTAACTGACTAATGGGAATATTAGAGTTTATCTTTGGTATTATAGTTGTTACAGCTGTTGTTTTTACAGTAGTAGGAGCAGTAGCTATGATATATGATACTAAAAAATTAGAAGAAGAAAACGAAAAACTAAAAGCTGATTTAAAAAAAGCTCGTGAAAGAAAATTAAAACGTGAATACAAGAAAGTAGAGGTTAAAAAATAATGTTATCAACTATTTATTGGATATCAGCCATATCAGTAATGTTACTATTATTGGTATCTACTATATACGGTTTAATTGATAGAATTAAAACAAATAAAGAATTTAAGGAAATCAATAGAAAACATATTGAGTACTTAGATAAACAAATTAAAATGTTAGAAAATATGGAAAGTGAGGATAAATAATTATGGACGATTTATTAAGTATTGCAACAAAAACAATGGAGGGGTTTGATCCAGCAGTAGACAAGGTGGACGACTTTGAGAACTTACCCGACGGAGAGTATAACTGTTTATTAGAAGATGTAACAGCAAGAAAAAGCGAGGAAAAAGGCACCAACTGGATAAGTTTTAAATTTAGTGTAATGGTCGGAGAGTATGAAAATAGATTATTATTTGTTAATTTCTATTTTACTGAAAAAACTGTTGAACGTAGTATCAAAGGTATTACAAAACTAGCTTATGAGTTTGGTTATAGTTTACCAACTGAGGCGTTTACATCATACGATAGTTTAGCTGAAACACTAAACGCTATGGCCGGTTTACAAGCAATAGTAAAACAAACTACAAGTAAAAATGGGTTTGCTAATTATAAAGTAACACCAATAGCATAGTGCGGAGGTGTTACTATGATAATCACGTACGATATTGAGGTGCTAAAGCACGACTGGATAATGGTTTTTAAAGAGGGCGAAGATTATCGAGTAATACATAATAATAGTGAGGAGTTAAAAGCCTACGTTGATAAACTTGTCAATGATAGGAGTATCTTAGTAGGCTTTAACAACTACCATTATGACGACATAGTACTAGCTGGTGTACTTTTAGGTAAAGACCCATACGAAATAAGTAAAAAAATAGTTGTAAATAATGAGCGTGTTAATTACAAACTAAACTTAATAACTCTTGATGTTATGCAAGAGTTACCACTTGGAGTAGGTCTTAAATCAAGTCAAGCCAATTTAGGTATGTCAATAGTTGAGACGCCTATTGACTTTAACTTAGATAGACCTTGTACCAAGGAGGAGTTAAATTTACTTATTGGATATTGTAAAAACGACGTTAAGGATACTGAGTTATTATTTAAAAAGCGTCAAGACTATTTCCAAGCTAAGTTTGAGATAGTAAACGAGTTTAATTTACCAGTACCAAACGTTAAAAAAACTAGAGCTATCTTATCTAGTAAAGTATTAAAATGTCAAAGAGTAGCTATTCCAAATGATAGACTACATATAGATTATGACCCAAATATAAATTGGGATATTATACCTAAAGAGGTGGCGGACTTTTTTAAAAAATGCGAGTACGACTACCGCTGTGGCGGAGACTATAAAGAAATTGAAAGCCGTAAATTAAAGTTAAATGTTGCTGGAGTACCACACGTATACGCTTTTGGTGGCATACATGGGGCTATTGAAAAATACAACAGTAGCGGTACATTTTTACATATTGACGTATCAAGTTATTATCCTAGTTTAATAATTGTTGACGGATATATGAGTAGAGCCAGTAGCGAGCCACAAATGTTTACTAAGCTAAGAGATACAAGATATATGTATAAAGCCAAAAAAGACCCACGTCAAAAGATTTATAAAATACTTATTAACGCAACTTTTGGAGCTATGAAAAGTGAGTTTAATACTTTATTTGATCCAAAACAAGCAAACAATATTTGTATCAATGGTCAAATAATATTAACTCAATTAGTCCTAGAGTTAGCCCCATATTGTCAACTAATACAGTCTAACACCGACGGTATAGTTGTTAAATATAAAGAGGCTGACTATGATAAAGTTGTCGATATAGTAACTGATTTTGGTAAAAGGTTTGGACTTGCTTTTGATATAGATAAGATAATAAAAATAGCTCAAAGAGATGTAAATAATTATGCTATACAGTTTGAGGACGGACACATTGAGGCTAAAGGACGTTTTGCTAAATTTAACGGAGGTAATTTTATGCAAAATTCTTTAAGTATCATAGATAAAACGTTAGTAAATTATTATATACATAATATACCAGTACATCAAACAGTAATCGAAACATATAAAAATAACGATTTAGCCCCTTTTCAAATCGTTTGTAAAATGGGTAGCACTTATAACGGTATGTATTATGAGTATGGAGACGAGGGAGACACAAAGCTAATTGAAACTCAAAAAGTCAACCGTGTATTTGCTACTAATGATAAAAAATATTGGGGTATATATAAACGTAAAGGCGACAGCTACCAAAAGATAGCTAACACTAGCGAGCATAATATTATCCATAATGATGACTTATCTACTTTTGATAAATCTAAGCTAGACCTTAACTATTATATTAACCTATGTAAAAAAAATTTATACTAAGGAGGGTATGACAATGTTAAAATTTTTAGAACTAAACGACGAGAAGCAACCAGTAACTAACTTCGACACGACGTATACCTCTTTAGATAAATTAGATAATGCGGGTTTACTACTTAACAATAAAGTTGTAGTTGTAGACTTTGATAATGATAACGATAATGAGAGCATGATAATAGAGTATTTTAAACAACATTATCCCACACTCACAGTTAAAACAACTAGAGGTATCCATTTTTACTACTCTAAGCCTAGTGATGTAGTAATCAAAAATGGAGCTGACAAAATAACCCTTGGTGGTTTTCAAGTAGACTATAAGACGGGTACCAAATCATACGCAATAGTAAAACATAAAGGTAAAATGCGTGAGGCTAATAGAGAGTTAAGTTTAAAAGACTTACCAGTTTTACCTCTCGAAATGTACCCACTACCTAAAGCTAAAAATATAACTGGTTTAGCTGAGGGCGACGGTCGTAATAATGCACTTTTTTACCACCTAAGGTTAATAAGAGAACAAAAAAAAGACGTTGATATTAACAATGTAGCTAATTTTATAAATGATGTGATACTAGGCGAAAAATTAGAGACTAAAGAATTAACAACACTTGTTGAAAGTGTTAGTAATTTAGAAGTAAATATCAATGGTCAATATAACGGCGACCCTAAGGATATGATAGATTTTGGCGAGTTTATAGCTAAGGAGCTTGATGTAAAGATATATAACGGTAGTTTATATTTTAAAGACGGACTTAATTATTCAAGAGATAAAATAAAACTCAACAAAGCGATAAATAAACACTTGAGGCTACGCCGTAGCCAAATGACCGAGCTAGAGGCTCAATTATACATATATGCTGATTTAATAGACAATAAGCAAAAGTTTAATGTTAAGTTACGTAATGGAGTAATTGTTGAGGATAACGTAGTTGATTTTGACTGTGGTTTTACGCCATTTTACCTAGATGTTAGCTATGACCCAACCGCTTACGATAAAAACGTGGACGAGTTTATAAATTTTGTGTGTTGTAACCGTAAAGATATGAGGATAGTATTAGAGGAAATTTTAGGACACATTATACTTGTAAATAAATTTCCTCACAAAATATTTTTCTTAACTGGAAGTGGAGCCAATGGTAAATCTACTTTTGTAGAAATGATAACTAAATGGACTGGCGAGTTATCCAGTCATGTGGATATAGCAAACTTTGACGACGGGACAAGCCTAGCTAGTCTTATCGGTAAAGTAGTAAATGTAGCTGACGACGTAGACGCTATTTATTTAGAAAAATCTAAAAATTTAAAAACTATGGCTAGTGGTAATACAGTTGGGGCTAGAGCTATCTACTCTCAACCGATAACACTAAAGAACACAGCAACTTTAATATTTACAGCAAATGAGCCACCAGTATTTAAAGATAAAAGCGACGGTATCGGTCGTAGGTTAGTTATTATACCGTTTGAAAATAAAGTAAAGACACGTATATATAACCTAGACGAGTTATTAAGTACGGATAATGCTAAGAGTTATTTACTTAATTTAGCTTTAGCTGGAGTTAAACGTATTTATGATAACAAGCTGGAGATGTCTACAAGTGAGACTATTGAGCAAGCCACTAAACAATATTATCTTGATAATGATAGTGTTATGGCTTACTTAAATGATTATCCAGCTATCGACAATAACCCAGTAGCTACTGTTTACGAGGCGTATGAGGAGTATTGTGAGGACGCAAACTTAAAAGCTGTTAGTCGTAGTAAATTTACTAGACGCCTTAGTAGTATGGGTTACACAATTAAAGTTATAAAAATGTTAGGTAAGGCTACAAGAGTAATAACAAAAGACTAGTGGTTACACAAAAAAGTGTAACCAGTTACACTTTTTCAAAAAAAGTGTAACCTCACTAGCCCTTATAAAATAAGGTAAAACTCTATATGGTTACACAGTTACACTTTTTTATCTTAAAAAATAAAAAAATATAAAATAAATATAAAATAAAAAAATAAAAAGAAATTAGCAAAAAAAGTGTAACTCCGTAACCGTAAATCACAAACCATTATAAAATAAGGTCAAAAATAGGTTACACAAAATTTAAAAAGTGTAACTAAAGTGTAACTAACGGAGGATAAAATGAAAGAATTAGAAGAAACCAAAGAAGAACTAAAAGAAAAAATATCTAATTTACAAGAAAAAATCGAAACCTTAGAAAATGATGTTGACTACTGGCAAAAGGAGTATGACGATTTAGACGAGCAACTAGACGAAGTAAATAGTCAACTTGAGAAGTTAGAATATTACGACGGTATAAAAGACATAGATAATTTTATTTGGAGATTAAAATTAGATAATTTATATACCAAAGAACTTGAGGGGTTTATAGAGAATTATTTAAAATTTTATAACTAATATAAGGGGTATTGGTTAGAAAGGAAAAAATAAAAATGAAAGTAAAAAAGAAAGTGCAAGGAAAAGATATTGAGCTAAATTATAGAAGAGTTAAAAAGTATCCACACGGGTACATATTATACAACGTCTATAAGATGTTGGGTAAAACCAAAAGGATATTTTTATATAGAATGTGTTTAACTAGCTCACAAATTAAAGAAATCGAAAAGACTGGATATATGATAACTGACGAGGAGGTGTTTAAGTAATGTATGTAGTTAAAGTTGGAGATTATTATATTAGAGATGTTGAGGGTAGTATAAATAAGCTCAATAATCAAATTTATCACATAAGTGAAATTATAATGTCTAAAGAACTAATGAAAAGTTGGAATAAGGATATTGCTAAGCAATTAGCCAAAAGTGTTAATGGCGAGGTTATTTGTATGGCTGAGGAGGTTACTAATGAATAAACAATTATTACAAAGAGAAAATGACCGACTTAGAGAAGAGATAAGAGAAAAAGACAAAAGAATACACGAGCTTAAAATGGATATTTATAAATATGCCCAACCCGATAGAGAATTAAACCTACAATATATGTTGTTAATGGGAAAATACAATAAATTACTAGATAGTTGTTTGAGTAAAGAGACTGAACATATTACTTATAATGGTGATCTGTATGATATTAAAAGTATAGATTATCATAAAGATGTTGATAGCGTAGACACATTAAATATTGAGGCTGTGCAAATACCAAGTGAAAAAGGCTTGATAAATAACTTAGCCGAGCCTTTTAGAAACGTTGCTAAAGAACTCAATAAAATCTTTTTTGGAAATACGGAGGACTAGTCTATGTTTACCATACGAAACTTTACTGATACAAAATGTGAGCTAGAAGTAGCAAAAACTAGGCTAAACTTTCTAATGGATAAGAAAGAGAGACTATATTGTAAGTATTTTCCTATTACTCCTACACTTAAAAAGGTCATGGTTGACGGAGGAGAAAAGAATAACGACAAAATGGCTGATTATTTACACGAATTACACGAAATAGACCTTGGTACTGGTAAAAGTTTAGCCGAGGAAATCACATATCAACAACAAAACATTGATAAGTTACAAGGATATTTAAACAATATGAGTGATAGTCTATCTAAAATGGCTGGTATAGAGTACAAATTATATTATGAAATCGTTGTAAAAGGAGTAAATATTAGTAAGGCTGTTGGGAATATAGCCAACGAAACGGGTAAGGATACGAGTACAATATGGAAAAATTATTACAGTAAAATCAAAAAAGATATTAAAAAAGTTAATAATTTTACAAAAGTCTAGTGATTATCTAGTAAAAAACGTGCTAAAATGTATAATGTAGAAATACAATAAAGGATACTCCAAAAGGGCGTCCTTTTTTCTATGTTTGGAGGGTAGATTATGCTAGAGACTTTATTTACGATAATTATATTTATACTTATGTTTATATGGTCTAGTTTAATATTTATCTTAGCTAATATAGATAGAATTTTTAAGGAGGACGACAGTATGGATAAAAATGTTATTAAGGTAAAAGCCGATAAAGACGGTAAGTATTTCATTACATTATACGGTACTAGATACCAAATTGTACTTGAAGAAACAAAGCCAGCAACTAAACCAGCAAAAGCTGACAAAGAATAATAACTCAGTATTAAACAATAAAGGAGGTGGTACGGTTATGGCTATTAAAAACGTAAAAGTTTATAAAGTAGGCGACAAACTAACTCCTAAACAACAACGTTGGATAGACGAGTATATTAAATGCGACGATTATACAACAGCGTCTCGTAATGCTGGATATAGTGGTAATGACACAACACTTAAAAATATGGGCTATCAAAATAGTATAAAGTTTAAAGAAATCTTGGACGCTCGTAGGCTTGAGTTGAGTGAAACAATAAATAATAAAAACGTTGCTGAGCTTGAGGATATATTTGAATTTTGGACTAAAGTATTTAAAGACGAGGACGCTAAAATGTATGACCGTATCAAAGCAAGTGAGCTTTTGGCTAAGGCCAAAGGAGGCTTTATTGAAAAGCGAGAGATCAAAGTTGTTGATACTGACTGGTTTATTGAGGAGTAATATAAGTGGCTAAGAAGTTAAACCCCGCAATATTTAACGACTGGGTTTATAACGGTATAGACGACTACTCACACCGTATAGAGGTTTATATGGGTGGTGCTGGTAGTGGTAAGTCGTATGGAGCCACACAAAAAGTATTATTGAAAGCCTTAAAGTATAAACGTACAGTATTGGTAATACGTAAAATACAGCGTACTATAAAGCACTCGATATGGGCGTTATTTATAACACACCTACGTAATAGTGGTTATTATGAACAATGCCGTATAAATCGTAGTGATTTTGAGATAGAGCTACCCAATGGCTCTATTTTTATATTTAAAGGTTTAGACGACGAGGAAAAGATTAAGTCAATAGACGGTATAACGGATATAGTAGTTGAAGAGGCTACCGAACTAACCGAGGACGAATTTACACAGTTAAACTTACGTTTAAGAGCGTTGGTTGATTTTCCACAAATATATTTAATGTTTAACCCAATAAGTAAAAAGAACTGGGTATATAACTATTTCTTTGTTGGTGAGCTACCTTTAAATGTAAAAATAATTAAGACTACATACAAGGATAATAAGTTTTTAAGTGCTGAGTATATAGCTGAGCTTGAGAGGTTGCAATATAGAAACCCCGCTTATTATCGTATCTATACCTTAGGAGAGTTTGCTACACTAGATAAATTAGTTTTCGGTACATATACGACTAAGATAATAAGTGATAAAGAGGTTGAGGGTTTAAAGCGTTGGATAGGACTAGACTTTGGATACATCAACGACCCGTCCGCTCTTGTTTGGGGTTATATAGATACCATAAAAAAGAAAATATATGTTACTGGAGAGTATGTACGTAAAGGTATGAAAAATGACGAGATAGCTGAGACAATGATAGATTTAGGACTAGCCAAAGATAAGTCTTATGGAGATAGTGCTGAGCGTAAAAGTATTGACGAGATTAAGGATAAAGGTATTAACATAGAGCCTACCGAAAAAGGTAAAGGTTCTATTATTCACGGTATCCAATGGATACAACAATACGAGCTTATAGTTGACGAACGTTGCTACAAAGTTATTGAGGAGTTAGAAAACTATACTTGGAAGAAAGACAAAAAGACTGGAGAGTACATTAATGAGCCAGTTGATACATTTAATCATACAATAGACGCTATTAGATATGGGTTAAATAAATACATAAAAGGAACAAAAACGCCTAAAGTTTACGCTAAACCAGTTGGGCTATAAAAGGAGCTGAAAGTATGGAGATAAGGATAAAAAACTATATTTATCAAATTATAGAGGTAGACGATACGGATAAAGATTTTATGACAAATAAAGGTTTAGCGTTATATGGTCAAACTATTTATCCACATCAAATAATAAAACTTTATAAAGATTTATTACCTACAAGAAAACGTCAAACTCTCATACACGAATTAACACACGCATTTATGGACGTTTATTTGCCGAGCCAACACGTTAAGGATAAGTTTGATGAAGAAGATATATGTTGTTTTATGGCTACATATAGCGAGGATATATTAAAAATTGTAAATGACTATTTTAAATAAGGAGGAAGTTATATGAAAAAGACAAAGACTTATTTGACACCTAGCGAAAGAACGAAAGCAAAAAAACGTTTTGGAGATTACAAATGTAGTATAGCTAAAGATAATCAAGGTTATTATGCTTATACTCATAGAGCTAGGAGCAAATCTTATGAGACTTTAGATAAACTACCTAAAAGTAAAGTTAAATTTATAGAAAGTACTGGATAATAAGGAGGTGTAAAAATGTATACATTATCAAAGGATACGGAAATAACAAACCTAGTATTAAATGATGTTATAGCCTATAATGAAAAATATAAAGGTAGACTAAAACGACTTGGAGATTATTATATCGGTAAACAAGATATAATGGGTCGTACCAAAGAGGATAGACTTAAAAATAATAAGGTTATGATAAATCACGCTAAGTATATTACTGATACTAATGTTGGTTATTTACTTGGTAACCCAGTTGACTATCAAGTTGGTAAAAATGAAAAAGGAGAGCTTGCTTATAATATAGAGCCAGTATTGGACGCTTATAAAAAGCAAACTATCAATGACTTAGATACTGAAATAGCTAAAGATGTTAGTATTTTTGGTTATCAATATGAATATGTATATGCAAATAGCGAGGCTGAACCTCGTAGCTGTGAAATAGACGACGATAACGCTATCATAGTATACGACGATACAGTTGAGCATAATAAATTATTTGCTTTAATATATAGACCAATATATAAAGGTAACACATTTAAGTACTGGGATATTATTTTTGTAGACGATAAACAAGAAATACATTATAAAAGTAGTGATAAAACATTAAAAAAACAAGGTAAGCCTAAAGCTCACGCTTTTGGTAAAGTGCCTTTAATATGTTATAAGAATAACCCCGAGCTTTTAGGAGATTTTGAGCCAGTTATTAGTTTAATTGACGCATATAACCTACTACAAAGCGATAGGGTTAATGATAAGGAGCAATTAGTAGACGCTATACTATGTTTATACGGTATGGACTTTGACGATGATCAAGCCGAAATGTTAAAGGATAGTCGTATGTTAGCTAATATACCTACTGACGGTAGAGTTGAGTACTTAGTAAAGACTTTACAAGAGAACGATGTAGATATATTAAGACAAAACCTTGAGAACGACATACACAAAATAAGTATGGTACCAAATATGAGCGACGAAAATTTCGCTAATAACTCAAGTGGTGTGGCTATTAGATATAAATTATTAGCGTTTGAACAAAACATAAAAAATAAAGAGCGTTATATGGAAAAAGGACTAATGGAACGTTTTGAGTTATATAACAATTTCTTGGTTAAGATGTCTAAAATGCAAGAGGTACCTATTGAAGAGGTAGACGCTGTATTTAAACGTAATTTACCAAGTAATGATTTTGAAACTAGCCAAATGATAAATAATTTAGCTGACTTTTTACCAGCTGAGACTTTAGTAAGTCAATTATCGTTTGTTAAAGACGCAAGCGAAGAGGTTGAACTTAAAAAACTAGAGGACGAGACTAAACCAAGCGACCCATACGACGATTTATTCAAACAAAACGAAATTGGAGACGCTAATGTTAAAGAAGATATGGACAACGATAGTCAAATGGATACTGATAACGCTGTAAATGTTTAGGAGGTGTAAGCTATGGCTAAAACATCTACCTACTGGAATAAAAGGGCTGTTAAAAGACTTAGTGAGGCTGAAAAATCAAGCGAGAAATATATAAGGCGTGTTAAAGCAATTTATGAACAAGCCTACAAGGATATAGATAAACAGTTGGCTAGTGTTTATATGAATTATAGTAATGATACTGGGTTGGACGTGCAAAAGCTCAAAGAGTTGCTTACTCGTAGTGAGACTAAGAAAACTTGGGAGGAAATGAAACGTCAAGGCTTAGATAAATACATAAAAAATAACTATAAATCTCGAATAACGAGGCTAGAGCAAATACAAGCTCAAATATATGCTAAAGCTAAACAAATATATCCAAAGGAAGAACTAGAGCAAACAATGTGCTATAAAGGTGTTATCAATGATAGCTATTATAAAGCTATTTATGATACACAAATGGGTACTGGATATGACTTTAGTTTTAATAAAATTGATAAAAATATGAGTACCGCTTTATTAAACGAAAACTGGAGCGGTGTAAATTATAGCCAGCGTATATGGGGTAATACTGATATACTAGCGGACAGTTTAAGCCAAGTACTTGGTGGTGCGTTATTAAGTGGTCAAAGCATAGAAAAAACTACTAAACAAATTAAAGATAGATTTAATGTTAGTAAGTATTATGCTGAGCGTTTAGTTAGAACTGAAACAAATCACTTTAATAATGAGGCTGACGCTATGGCTTATGAGGAAATGGGTATCGATAAATATGTTTTTGTTGCTACTTTGGATAATCGTACAAGTGAAACGTGCCAAAATCACGACGGTAAGGTGTATAATTATAAAGATAAAGAGACTGGAGTAAATTATCCACCTCTACACCCTAATTGTCGTAGTAAAACACGTGGATACTTGGGCGAAGAGGCTGAGAAAACACTAAAACGTAGAGCTAGAAACCCAATTACTGGTAAAACTGAGATAATAGATAATATGTCTTATAAAGACTGGTTAAAAGCTCATAATGATAATGTAATATCATTAAATAATGGTAAATGGGGAGTAAATAGCATAAATAAAGATATTAACGATAACTTTAATAATGCGTATGATCTAATTAACTTTAAGGATAAAGCTAATAGTAATATTTACAATAATATGAATAAATTAAACATAAGAGCCTTTGACGACGCTGTAAATAAAAGTCCACATTATAGTCCAGCTACAAACTCAATACATTTATCACAAACGGTTAATACTAGAAATGCTGGAACAGTTATACACGAACTAGGACACGCTGTTGATTTTAATAGTGGAACAAATATACAGTTAAGTCTTGAGGGTAACCTAACAAGTATAATTGATAAATATTATAGTGATAATAAAGATGTATTACCAAAAGAAATGACTAAATATTTAGAAAATATAAATAATAAAGTTGTTAAGGTATTAACTAAATCAAATAATAATGCTATAATAGATAATGAATTGATACGAAATACTAGAATTGAGTTAAGTAAAGTAAATAAAAGATATGACGCTCCTAATAGATTAAGTGATATGTTTAGTGCGTTAACCAAAGGAGGAGCTAACAGTAATTTATTTGCTAAACACAGTAAAGATTATTGGATTAATGAGGGTACACGTGAGACCGAGTTATTTGCTCAATTCACATACCTAAAAATGACTAATAGTAAGTTAGAGCTAAATACATTAAAAAAATGTGTACCTACTGTATACGAGGAACTAGATAAAATGTATACTAAGGCTGGTAATATAATGAGGAGGTTAAAATAATGGCATTAAAAGAATTATTAAAAGAATATTCTAAACTATTCCCAAATGACGGTTTTTTTCCCGAGTGGGACGAAGCTACTAATGAGGACAAAATAGAAATGTTAAACGAGGCTATTAAGGATAAAAAAGATATAGCCGAAACAAAAATATTTAAAGAAAAATACGAGGAAAAAGTATTATAGACGCTAAATAAGGCGTCTTTTATTTTGGAAATCTCGCCGTTTGACCTTATCTATTATTAAAGTTTTCAATGAACCCCCTTTATATATGATTTATTAAACAAATGGGGCGAGAAATGTAACCAAATGAGGTTTAGAGGTTACGCTTAATATTGGTTACTAACGTGTAAGAACGCTTATAAACGTGTAGTGGGTTAGTGTAAAAGGATACAGTAATAGCGGTAGCTCCCTTACCAATTATAATTTTTAGAAACGAGACGCAAGTATACAGCGTCTTTTTTCATACTATAAAACGAAAAACTAACAATTTTCGTTTTATAAAAATTTAGCCGACGGGCGTAAAACGGAGAAAGGACGGTTATTTATATGGAAGATAACAAAACTACTACTCAAGGTACAAATACAGCTAATGTACCTACAAACGAGGACAAGAACGCTGGAAATAAAACTTTTTCTCAAGCGGATATGGATAATTTAGCTGGAAAAATACGAGGCGAAGAAAAAGCCAAAAACGAACAAGCTATCAAAGACGCTGTCGCTAGTGCTATCGCTGAATATGATAGACAAGCTAAATTAACTGAGGAGCAAAAGGAAAGTGAGGCTAAAAGTAAACGTGAGGCTGAGTTAAAAGCACGTGAGGACAATATTACTTTACGTGAAAGAAAACTACAAGCTCAAGAATTACTAAGCCAAAAAAATATCCCTATTGACTTAGTGGACTTTGTAGTAGATTTAGACGAAAACAAAACAAAGGATAATATCGAAAAACTAGCTAAAACTTACAATAAGTCAGTAGAGACTGGAGTAACTGATAAATTAAAAGGCACTCCACCGACGGACTTTTCTAGCAAAAATAATGATAATACCGACAAACCCAAAAAGATTATGTCGGCTTTTTAATGTCAAAAAAATTAAGAAATAGGAGAGTGATGTAATAATGGCAAGACAAGACGCAAATAGTATTTATATAAATGATACTGATAAAGATAAGTTAGCTGAAACTTACGGAGAAGTAATTGAGGCTGTACAAAAAGGTGCAATTAGTGAACAAATTAAAAATAAAAATTATAGTGGAGACCCTAGTACTGGTAGTGTAGAAATCGATAGATTTAAAAATGCTACTATCAATGATTTAGGAACAGCTAGAACTGGTGGTAAAGGAGACCAAGTTAAAAATACTGGTAAAGTAACTATTAATGTAGATACTGATAAAGAAATTGTAGAAGAAATTGCTAAAAAGGATATTAAGTTATATGGTATAACTGGTATAGCTGAAAAGAGAAAAGCTAACCATATTAAACGTATGATAGCTTACTTAGATACTCAATTTTTCACTAAAGCTGAGGCTGAGGGTACAGAAATCACACCAACAGCTAACGCTAAAACAATAGCTGAAAAATTAGAGGAATTAATCGTATCCGTTGAAACTACTGTTAATGATTGGGTAGACGGTGTAGATAGAGATATGTTAGTAGTAACTGTTACACCAACAGTATACTCACAACTATTAAACTATATTGATAGTGTGCCTAACTCTGTAACTGGTTTAACTGACGAATATTTCCACAAAGTACGTATTTACTCTAACCACAGACAAACTAAATCTATGATATGTATGATAGACGGTGCCGTAGGTCAATTAGTAACTACTGACGAATACGACGCTGAAAAAATACCACTATCAAACGATATTGCACTTGAATTATTTTTCTCAAAAGGTACAAAAGCTGTTATGCCTGACTTAATTAAGTTTGTTGCTTAATTAAGCGAAAATAACGCAAAAATTTAAGAAAGGTTAAAGGTGGACGTAATGAAAAAATTTAAAGACGTTAGAACTGGTGTTGTTGAAATAGTTACTAATAAAGAACTAATCAAACAATACGAAAATCATAGCGAGGTTTATGAGTTAGTAGGAGATAAAAATACTGACAATGAGCCTACTTTAAAAGAATTAAAAGAACAAGCTGATGTTTTAGGTATTGAATATAAAGCAAGAGTTACAAAAGCTGAACTTTTAGAACTTATCGCCAACGCTGAATAGTTACGAAAGTCTACTACTAAAAAGGAGGTGTAAGTATGGACGAGATAATCGCTAACATAAAGAAATACTTAAAAATTATAAATAAAAATACAGACGCAATAGATAAAGAAAACGAGGGGTTACTCGATTTTGTTATTGGCGAGGTATTAGATAGAGTACAACTTTATTTAAACAGCGAGACTATACCTACTAAGCTAGAGCGTATTTTAGCTAATATAGTTAATACTGGTTTAAAGAAATGTCTTAAAGAGATAGAAATATCAAGCGAGGACAATACAGCTGTCGACCAAGTTGTTACAAGTATTAGCGATAACGGACAGTCTATATCATACGCCAACGAGGTAACACAGTATTTTACAACAGTAAGCGACGAAGAGTTGTTTACTGGTTTTACTGGTTTACTTAGTAGATATAGGAGGGTTAAAGTTGTATATCCCAAAATCAATGACGAAACAAATAGCTAAAACTTTTTACGGCAAAGAGGTATCGGTATTGGCTAAACAGTCCAATATTGACGCTGAGGGTGGCGTAACAAGTAAAGGCTATGATGTAATAGATACATTTAAAGGTAATGTTAATTTTTCAAACTGTAAGCAAATACAAGAGGAGTACGGACTTGACTATAACATAGATGTATCAATAACAACGGACTATAATTTACTTAAAATCAATGATATTATTAAATATCAAGAAATTATATACAATGTTACTGATATTTTACCTAGTGATAGTCATTTACTCGTAGTTGCTACAAAATGGCGACAGTAACAATAAAAAACGTTGACCGTTTAATACAACGTTTAAATAAAATTGCTGATATGGACTTAAAGGAGAAAATGGTACAAGCTACAAAGGTAGTACACGCTCAAGCCAAAACCTTAGCTCCCGTTGGTACTGGTAATCTTGCTGGTAGTATACACATGGAGGTTAATAAAAAAGGCGAGAATATGGAGGGGCGTGTATATGCCAATGTACAATATGCTCCTTATGTTGAGTTTGGTACTGGTATAAAAGGTAATGGTAGTTATCCTTATAAGGTAGAGGGTCTTAATTTATCTTATCGTAATAGCCCTTGGGTATTTACACCCGACGGAGGCGAGACTTTTTATCGAACTAAAGGACAAGTTGCTCAACCTTTTATGTATCCAGCATTAAAACAAAATGAGAAATACATAAAGCAATTATTTAAAGACGGTGTAAAAGACAATTTATCTAAAAATTGTAAAGGAGGTCGATAGTTATGTACTTACCTAAAAGTGATGTTTATAACAGTTTGAAAGAATTAAATTACTATGTATCACAAACTCAACCAGCTACATTTAACGATTTACCAGCCATTATATTTAGCGTTGGTAATAATGCTTTAAATTATGATTTAGATAACAATATAATAAGTCAAGATTTAGAGATAGTTGTAGATATATGGGCTGAGGATAGTGTAACAGCTAGTAAAGTATTATCTCAAGTTGAGGAAATAATGCGAAAAAATCTATACAAGATGTCGTATTCAAACGACGTGCCAAATAACGGAAATCTATATCATATTTTAAATAGATTTACCAAGATAGTTTAACACCTTTTGAGGTGTTTTTATTTTACCAAAAAAGGAGGTAATGATATGAACGAAGAAGTTAAACAAGCTACTCGTACTATGGGTACTACTCTTACAAAAGGTAAGAGTGGAGACGAAACAGCTGACTTAAAAATTGCTAACTTAACATCTATTGGAGAAATAGGTGTCGAAAGTGAAGAAATTGACACTACTGACATGGATAGTCCAGACGATTATAAGGAAAGTATAGCGGGCTTAAAAGACGCTGGAGAGGTGCCTATTGCTGGTAACATTAAAGACGAAAGTAATGTTGAAAAAATGCTAGCTTTAGCTGAAAGCCGTAGCGTCGAGAAGTGGACTGTTACTTATCCAAGTGGTGCTAAATGGGTATTTAATGCTTATGTTAAGTCTTTCAAAGACGGAGAAAAAACTACGGACGGTTTAGCTACTTTTACAGCTACTCTACGTGTTAGCGGTAAACCAGTTTATACTAAATCGGCTTAATAATACGGGAGGTCGGTTTAGAGCTGGTCTCCCGCTTTTTTTGTATAAAAAACTAAGAAATAGGAGGATATTAAAAATGAAATTAAATTTAAAATATAATGCTACAAAAGTAGACGAAATAGAACAAAGTAAAAAGCTACCAATAGAAAATTGTATCGCTGATACAACTATTGGAAATTTAGCATTATTTATCCAAAAAGGACTAATCGACGATAACGGAAATCACGGTGTAAGTAAAAATGTAGCAATATCAACAATTGACAATTACTTAGCTGAAAACGATAAAGACGAGTTAGTTATGGATATTATGGAGGCTTTAATTAACGGTGGTTTTTTATCGAGGGACGTGGACTTGGAGAAGATAAGAACTTTGAAAACGAAACGTCAAGCTCAGTTGAACGAAGAAATCGACAACAACCTATAAAAGAATATAAATATTTTGGCGATATGTGGCGAGATATGGAGGAGGACGCTATTAGAATAGGTCTTGATCTCCATTATTTTTGGAGTTTAAACCCAAAACAATGGGAAAAGTATGTCAAAGTATTTAATGAAAAGGAAAAACAAAGGTTGAAAGAGATAGATACGCTTAACTATGTTTTAGGTAAGTATGTAGCTTTTGGTGTCAATGACCCAAAACATTATCCTAGTAAACCTTTTAGCGAAAACGACACCGACTTAAAGCCTATGACGGACGAAGAAATGGAAAGACAAGCCCGTCGTAACACAATAAAAATGGGAGGTGTTATTAAATGACAGTTGACGAGTTACAAGTCTTGATAACAGCCAATACAACAGCTTTACAAAAAGAAATTGCTAAAACTAATGGAACGATAGCTAGTTTAAAAAAGAGTGCTGATAAAAGCCAAAGTGGTATAACCTCAGCTTTTAAAAAGCTAAAAACTGGTATTGTTGCTTTAGGTATTGGTAAAGTTATAAAAGATAGCATAACAATGGGTATGAACGCTGTTGAAAGTGATAGCTTATTCGAGACATCTTTAGGTAAATGGGCTGATAGTGTAAGAGACTGGAGCGAGGAAACAGCTAACGCACTTGGTCTTAATGCTGTCGCCATGAGAAAAAATACGGGTGTTATTTATAATATGACTAGCTCAATGGGAGTGGCTGAGGATAACGCCTTGAAGATGTCAAAAGGTATAAGTTTATTAAGCGAAGATATGGCGTCCTTTTATAACCTAGACAGTAGCGAGGCTTTTAATAAATTAAGAGCGGGTCTTACTGGAGAAACCGAGCCATTAAAAGCGTTAGGTATCTTAGTAGACGAAAATACTGTAAAACAAGTAGCTTATAGCGAGGGTATAGCTCAAAATGGTGCTGAACTAACACAGCAACAAAAAGTACTTGCTCGTTATGTAGCTATTTTAAAACAAACGGGTAACGCTCAAGGAGATTTAGCCCGTACAATAGATAGTCCAGCTAACCAGTTGAGACTATTAAAAAATCAAGTTAGTCAACTAGGACTAGCTTTTTCTAATTTTTTAATGCCAGTTATAAGTGCTGTTTTACCATATATTACAGCTTTTGTAAAAGTAATAACGTCGGCATTAAATACCTTAGCTAAGTTTATGGGTCTAAAAAGTACCAATGCTAGTAACGAAACAGCTAAAATAAGCTCTAATGTTGGTGGCTTAGGTAGTGGTTTAGACGACGCAAACAAAAAAGCTAAAAAATTAAAAGGTACTTTAGCAAGTTTTGACGAAATGAACGTATTACAAGACAACTCTAGTGATAGTAGCTCTAGTGATAGTAGCGGAAGTGGTGCTAGTACTGGAGCAATAGATTTTGACTTAGGCGAATACGACGCTCACTTGGACTGGGTAAGTAGTAAAACTGATGCTATTGCTGAAAATATAAAAAATGCGTTTAAGAGTGTTGGAGATGTAATTAGCTCAATATGGAACACAGCCCCAGTACAAGCATTTACTAATTTAATAAGTACTGAGTTTAATTTTATAAAAGATTTAGCTGTACAGCTAGGTACTGATTTATGGACTAATATGTCTATGACTTGGTCTAATATTGAGGGTAACGTTAGTACAACACTTACTAATATATCTACATTATTTACAACTATGTGGACTGATTTAGCGAACGGTATTGAAGTTTGGGGTCAACCTATTATTGACGGAGTTACCGGTGTGTTTAATTCTATATGGAAAGACGCTATCGACCCAGCTATACAGTTAATTACTAAAGCATGGACTGATTTTAGCGGTATACTTGTAAATCTATGGAACGAACACGGCAAACCACTTATTGATAATATAGGAGAGTTTGCTACTAAAACAATAGCTTTATTTCAAAGTATATGGGATAACGTAATCGAGCCAATAGTTACTCCGTTTTTAGAGACTTTGTCTTGGCTATGGGAGGAACATATAAGTAAAATAGTTGCAAAAGTTGGGGACTTTGTAGGTAAATTAGTCAATGGAGCCTTAGAAATTTACAATAAATTTATACAGCCAATAGTCATGTGGTTACTAGAAAAACTAGCCCCAGCTTGGTCGTTTTTATCTAGTGCCGTTATTGGCGTTTTAGGGTCTATTTTTGCTGTTGTAAGTGATGTAATAGGCTCTATTATTGGAGTACTAGGTGGAATTATTGACTTTATAGTTGGTATTTTTACTGGTAACTGGAAAAAAGCATGGAACGGAATAAAAGATATATTTAAAAATATAATTGACGGTTTGGTTGGTATTTTCAAATTTCCAATAAACTTAATAATTGACGGTATTAATGCTTTTATTAGTGGCTTAAACAAAATAAAAATACCAGATTGGGTGCCAGCTGTTGGGGGTAAAGGTATAAATATACCTAAAATACCTAAATTAGCTAGAGGTGGTATTATTGATAGCCCAACTATTGCTATGGTTGGAGAGGCTGGTAAAGAGGCTGTAATGCCACTAGAACGCAATACAAGTTGGATAAATCAACTAGCCGATAAATTAGCTGATAAAATAGGAGGTAACAATAGTAACCCTATTCAATTAATAGTAAAAATTGGAGAGGATACTATCCTTGATAAATTCATACAAGGTATGAAAGATAAAGACTTTGAAACAAACGGGGAGGTGTTTAGTATATGATATATAACGGAGATTTAATTAAAATCAATAGTACTAAAATATCCTCTATTGTAAATTACAAAGTAGGACGTAATAAGCTATGGAAAGACGCCGAGCGTAATATGAACGGAGACGTAAGAGCTACGCTAATAGGTATATATCCAAAGATAGAGTTAAATATTGGTGTTACCACTCAAGAACAAATGGCAACACTCACTCAAATACTCGATCAAGATTATTTTACGGTTGAGTATTTTGATGTTAGAGTACAAGGAACAACAACCGCTAAGTACTACGCTGGAGATTATGCTACTGAGATACTTAGTAAATCAAGAGGACTTTATAAGCCCTTTACAGTATCTTTGATACCAGTATCAAAAAGGAGGTACTAATAATGATAGCTGTAAGTAATGATTTTAAAACCGCTATGAAACAACCAGTAAAAGAGTTACAAGCCTATATTAATGGTGCTGAGAGTATAACAAGCGATACCGACTTGATCCAATTTAAAATAAGTTGCGACGCTGGGCTATGTAAAACAGCTATGCGTAAATTAGAGGCTAAATTTACTGGTAATCATAACTTACTAGGTCAATGGGTTACTGTTGGGTTTGGTGTAAAACTACCTAACAGTACCTACGAGTACCTAGATTATGGTAGTTTTTTGGTAACTGAAATAACTACATCTAAAGATACTGAAACAACTACCATAATTGGATACGACCGTATGATAAGATCAATGACAAATTATCAACCTTTAATTATCACTTATCCAATGGGTTTATATGATTATACAGTAGCTTTATGTAATAGTTTTGGTATGGCACTATATAATAACTCTTTTGATGTACATAATAATTGGCAAGTTACCCAAGATTTATGGGAAAATATTGACGGTATAACTTATCGTGATATTTTGCAACAAATCGCCCAAGTAACTTGTACAACAGTTATTATCAAAGAAGATAAAATATACTTTAAGCCTCTTACTAATACTGGCGAGGAGCTAACATACGATAATATGTTTAAGTTGAAATTAGAGCCTATTTATGGAGAAATAAATAGCGTAGTATTATCACGCACTCCTCAAGAGGATAATATTTATATGAGAGATGACGAAAGTATAGAGCTTAAGGGTTTAACCGAGT